GCCAAGCGTCATGGGATGGCCGCTCCAATGGCGTTGTAAAGGGCGGTCACGCGGGAATCTAGCAGGGCAAGGTCTAGCGGAAGCCCGCAGTGATAAAACGCAATGCGTTTGGTGGAAATCAGGTTAGTACTGTTACCAACTGCAAACACTCCGAATTGACCCAGCGCGCCGCTGCCGCTTGCAACAATGTTTGCAGTGTCGGTCACTCCACCGTTTCTGGCGAGGAACGAACCGCTTGCAGAGCGCGAAAATCCCGCGAACTGAACGCCGTTCTGGTTGCTGAAACTATGAGCGTTTGAGCTAGCCGATCGCGCACTCCTTGCGGTAAGTGTTGCAAGGCAATTCGCCGAATTCCATCCAGCTATAAATCGAAGATCAAATTGCCCGGTTGTTGAGTAGACAGACATACTGTGATTCACTTCTGTCGGCCCAGTGCTGGTAGATGGCCGCAAGTAGTTCGACCCGTTTCCGGCCAAGCCTGTCTTCCGGTTGTAATCTCCAGAAACAAACGCCCCATTATTCGTAATCGCACCGCCCACCAACGGAGTCAGCGCGCCAGGCAGCGTTCGCGCGCCCATCAGTAACGCTGCGCCAGTGATGGCAGACCAAATGCCGTCCGCCTTGCAGCCAACTACGAAAGCGTTGATCGCCAGCCGGACGGCCAAATCCAGCCGTTGCCCGTCGGCTCGCTCAACGGCTTCAATGTATCTAGCCGCGTCTGCATCGTAACCGTAAGGGTCGATCGTCGGCACCGCGCGCGGCGACCCGAGCAGCCCATACGGCATCGGCGGCGGCCGGTAGCCGCTGGTCAGGATGCCGGGATTCACAGATCAGCCCCGAGCGCCGTAACGTCCATTGACTCTGCGTTGTGCGTGCTGACGACCAGCGACCAAGACGCAGACGGCAGGACGAGATTGTTGTAGATCGTGCTGACTCGCGTGCCCTTCACGCTCGCGGAGACGGTCGCTGCGGCAATCGCCACTTCATCGAAGAACCTGTACGAGGAACCGTCGTACAAATAAATCCGCACCATGCCTGCGGTGGTCGTGACGCGAGCCTGCACCACGATCTCCGCAATGCGGGTGCCGGTCGCCGCGCCAGTGATGAGCGTGGCAACGGTGCCGGAGCCGTCACGGTTGGTGTTTGCGGTAGCGACGTTGACGCTTGCGATGCGGGGCGTGACGGCAAAGGCTGGATCGGCGGCCATGAAATACTCCTACCTGAAAGAAGACCAGTTGAATACGTTGACTGCGGCGCGGGCGCGGCTGGTGAGACGGGCGTTTGAGAGAGCGCCAGAGGTCAGGTCGGACGCCGACGAACTGCCAGCCGTGGCCCAGGTGCCATCGCCGCGCAGGAAGTTGCTCGCCGACGCCGCCCCGCTGCCGAGCCGAGCCGTGGCAATCGTGCCGCTCGTGATGTCGCTGGCCGCGTGGGTGTGGCTTGACGCCGCCTTGCCGTCCAGAGCATTCTGCATTGCCGTGGACACGGGCTTGCTGGCATCGCTCGTGTTGTCGGCGTTGCCCAGGCCCACGTCGCCCTTGGCAAGCGTCACTGCACCGGTGCGACCGGCCACGCTGGACACCAGGTTGGTGGCCGGATCGCCAGGATCGCCCTTGGCACCCGCCTGGCCAGGCGGACCCTGCGGGCCAGCCGGCCCCACGACGCCACCTCCAGATGCAAACGCCGTCCAGGTTGTCAGGTCGCCGGACAACTGCCAGAGCGATCCGCCAGACGCCGTCACGAACACCAGCATCCCAGCCTCGCGGCGAGGGGCCGGGATCGCGTCCCGCTCCGTAGTCGTGGCCACCGTGCGGTAGCCGCCCTTCCCGTAGCGTGCCTCGTGCGACGGGTGCACGTCGGCCGTGTCGAGGGGCACAACGGGGGCGAGGACGTTCGTGCCCTTGATCGTCGCCATCACGCCACCTCGAGCTGCAGCTTGCCGGTGACGGCGTAGGTAGACCGGTAGACGTTGTAGGGCCGGGCAGACTGCCCAGAGAACGTGATCGAGCGAGTGGTGATTTCCCATGCGGTCGACGGCAGACCGTTCACGGAAATGATCGGCTCGCCCATGCTCACGGGCATCACGACATAGACGTAGGCCGAGGCCGGCGACAGCGTCTTCGACACTGCCCTGCTGGTTCCCAGGTCGAGCGACAGCTGCGAGGCGATCTGCTGATCGGTGATCGCGGAAGCGACGGACACCCCCACTGCTCGCACGAGCAGGGTCGCGTTGGGCACGGCGGTCGAGCCAGACACGGCCATCGTGTGAATCCTGCGAATCGTCTCTGAGCGGTCAGACCATCGCCATGCGTTTCGCGATCCGTCCGGGACCGCAACTTCGTAGAGCTTCTCGACTCCGTCTTCTGTCACCGCCACGCGATCCCCGCGCGCCGGATCCTGCCGCAGGTCGTCGCTGTGGATCAGAAAGTCGCGAGTTTCAATCCGAACGATGCTTCCGGCCTTGTCGACTGCTTCCCATCGCCCGACAACCAGCGTGGCCCGGCAGACGCGAGGCAGCCCAACGGTCGGCCGGTACTCGACATTGACCGACAGGTGCTTCCGCCGCTGCCCCTCGAACCATGCTTCGGCGTTGGCGATCACGTCCTGCACGAGAACCTCCAGGCCCACCGGGGGCCGGGGGCGGGCTGCGTCGACCGCTGCCCGACCCCCCAGGCCCCTTGCGCGCGAAGCCGACTAGGACTTCATCAGCTTGACATCGACGGTCGCATCACCCGAGGCGGCCGCGGCCACCGCGTAGCCCGCGAGGGTGTTGCTCGTCGCGGTCGTCGTGAACACGCTGTTGGTGGCGTCCCAGTAGACCTTGGCGTAGGCCGTGACAGCACCCGTCGCCTTGGCGTGACGCACCACACCATCGACGACCAGGCTGCCCTTCTCGTTGGCCGCGAGGCCCACCGGCACCACACCGATGCCCACGCTGCCCATCACGACCACGGTCCCGGCCACGGCCGCAGCCGATGGGGTGTAGTCGATCGTCTCGCCCTTCTGAACGAACGTCGCCATGTTCTTCTCGCTTTCTGGAATATGGAAAAAACGTGATTTTCGTCATCCCGGGGCCGGGTTTTGGCCCCCGGCCCCGGGCACGATTTGCGTCGTCAGGCGTCAGGCCGTGGCCATCCGGTAGCACGACTTCGGCTCGCCCTTGGCGACGCCGAAATCGAAGTACCCCCTGACCTGGATGCCGAGCGTGTCGAAGTCGGCCTCCGCCTGCTCGACCACCGGGTTGCGGTTGCCGTTCAAGAACAGCACCTCCATCGCGTTGAGATCGCCCGGGTTGGCCACCAGCCACCACGTGGTCGCGGAGCTGAGGTAGGCACTCGACACGACCTGGTAGCGACCGGCCAGCACATTCGTGCTGGGGGCCGCACCGCTCGTGCCGTGGATGAGGGCCGACCCCATGAGCTCGGCACCGGCGATCTCGAGCTCGGGCGGGAGCAGCAGCAGCGAGGGCGTGACCCCCAGCGGGTTGCCGTCCGCGTCGTTGAGCTTCCGGTAGGCTCCCACCGCCGCCTTGAGCGAGGTCAGGCTGAGAGCGTTACCGCTCGCGGCCGTGGCCTTCTCGTAGTAGGTGGCGTTGTTCGCCGCGAACTCGCTCCAGAAATTGGTGTTCAGCCGGATCGCCGCACCACGGCCGAGCCGGGTGGGAACGACGGTCAGAGCACCGAGGTCGTCGTTGATGATGTCCCGCCGGGTGATCGAGCTGATCCGCCCGTAGGACTTCGCACCGAACGACCGAGCCTCGTCGGTCGCTTCGGCACTCTTCAGCTCGCCGGCCGGGCCGACTTCCTCGAACACGAACCCGCCGTTCACCCGCACGCCGGTCACCTGCTTGAAGTCGGACACGGGCCGGACCATCGAGATCCGATCCCACACCGACTCGACCGAGGTGTAGCCGTTCAGCAGGAACTTGCCGTAGGCCGCTCCCGTCACGTTGGCGATCGAGTGCGTCGAGAACGCGGCCCGCAGCACCTGGCGGAGGTTGCCATCGGTCACGCGGTACACGTCACCCTCGTACCCGTTCGCCTTCGCGGCCCGCAGGAGCATCTCCTGCACGCCGATGTTCCGCCGCTTGTGGGCGGCTTCCAGCGTCCGCTCCGTGAACTGCCGCTCGACGCCGGGCAGGTTGCCGGCGAGGCAGATGGAGGCCAGAAGCACCTCGTCCGTCTCGGCCGGCTTCGCCACGACGTGGGCGGCCGGGACCGAGGGCCGGTCGGCACGGATGCCGGCGAGGGCCTCCGCCTTGATGTCGGCCTTCAGCCGCTCGAGCACCTTGGCGGCGATCGAATCGGCGTCGACAAGTTGGCCACCGTCGCCGCCGGTCGTGCCGGTCACGCCGGGCAGCTGCACGGGAGCGGGGGTCGAGGTGCCCGCGGCGACATTCGCCGCGTCTTCCGCCTGGGCCTTGATCGGCTCGGCGGGCGTCTGGTTGGCTTCATTCGCCATGGGGAACTCTCCTGAACTCGCCTCCGCGGCGATCGCGGCGGACGTAGCGGCGTCCGCACCGAAAAGGACAATCGACACCTCGCGGAGCGTGCTCGCACGCACCACGCTGATCGGGCCAGAGAATGAGCGGCCATTCACCTCGACGGTTTCCCCGGAGGCGACGTTTTCGATCCGGCCAACATCGGCCCCGATCGACGCCTGGAACTTCCAGCCCTTGCGGGCGAGGGCGATGGCCTTTTGCACGTCCGGCCCGTCGCCGATGACCTCCGTGCCGACCGTCAGATCGGTGCCGCTGTTCACGACCTCCGACGCCTGGCCGACCGCGTGATCCAGGTCGTAGGTGTGCCCCATCATCACGGCGATCGGCTGGCTGGTCGTGTCCATGCCCGCGAGATCCACCACGAGCGGCGTGCGGCTCCATGCCTGCCGGATGGCCCGGCCGGTGTAGCCCAGGAGCGAGAACTTCGGGTTGCCGCCGGCACCGGTGCCGTCCGCAAGAAGCGGGGCCTCGACGAGCGTTGCCTCTCCCGAGATCGTGATCCGCTGGCTCATGCGTTTTGCTCCTCTGGCTGTGCGTCACCGGCCGGCGTGGTGGCCGGCTGCGGTGCCAGGTCGATGCCGAGTTCGTCGGCGTAGGCTTGCTCGGCGGCGATCTGGCGGAACACCTGACGCCAATCCTTCCCGCGGCGGGCACACGCCTCGGCGCGGCTCACGGTGCGAGCGTCCAGGCCAACGGTTTCGGCGTTGGCCTCCTTGAGCGGGTCGATGTGCTCGAACCCGTCCCACCGCCACCGCCATGTCCACTGATCGCGGGGCGGCAGGCCGTCCGGGATCATGCCGTCCACGACCGATGCTTCGTCGATCCACCGCTCCAGCAGCGGGTCGAGCACAACCCGCTCAACCTCTGACCGCTCTGCGGCCAGGTGCTTGCGGTACACGAGGTAGTCGCCTCGCATGGTCGAGTAGTTCGCGCCCGTGGCGTCCATGACAGCCACGATGTAGGGCATATTCAGCGAGCGGCTGATCTGCATGAGGATCCGCCGCTCGAATGCGTCGAACGTGCTCGTCGGCTGCTCGGCCTTGAGCTGGTACGGCTCCCAACCTTCCGGCGGTGCCATTGCCATGCCGCGGACGATGGGCATCGTGTCCCAGGCGGGGATGCCGGTGGCCGAACCGGCGGCCGGCATGGTCGTCTTGAGGATCACGGCCAGGTCGGCGGCAGTTTCGGCCGCGGTCACAACCGCGTACTGATACCGTCGCAGCATGGCGAACAGCTCGAGGGCCGGCACCACCTCGCCCATGCCGCGGTGCTGGCCGGCCCGGGTCGCGTTGAAGTAGTGGAAGACCTGGCTGGCCCGCACCCAGTTGCCTTCGAGCGTGACGCCGAAGTGCATCGATCCGGGGTGATGCTTGAGCAGGTAGTATTCCGATGGATTGTTGTCCTCATCGAAGCGAACGCCGTCGATCGATCCGGCGAGATCCCACCGGCTGGCGGGATCAGCAACCATCTCCGCCTCGACGAACTTCACGTCGAGCGTCACGCCTTTGAGGCGGCGGTTGTTCGTCGCGAATCCGAACTGCTCGCCGTCGATCGCCTTGGCCATGCGGGCCACCCGGAGCTTGCGGGCAAGGTCGATCTTCTGGTGCCACTCGTAGACGTTGTCCTCGACCCTGGCGACCGCGGTCTGGTCGGCGTCCGGGCCGCAGTCGAGCAGCAGCGTAGGGCCGGTGCCGATCGCGTCGGTTGCCAGCGTGGTGACCATGCCCGAGAGGTAGCCGTTGTTTGCAGCTTCGTAGCGGGCCCGGCTCCGCAGCACGCGCCGCTTCCACGGCGAGAGGGCCGCGTCGGCCGACAGGTGATCGGCCTGCCCCCAGTGGTTTTTGTTGAGGTCGGTGGTCTCTGCCGCATCGAACCGGGCACGAACGAACTTGCTGATCGCAGATCGCTGCTCCGCGATCGTCTTGGCCATCGCTTGCCGCGACGGCGTACCGGACAGGAGTCTTCCGAAAAGCCCCATGGTCAGCCGGTTGCTCCGGGGCTTTGGATGCGGGCCATCCGCACGGCGGCGAATGGGTTGCCGGACGCCGCCCGGGCGGCGGCCACGAACTTGGCGGCCTCCACCTGGCGGTCGAGCTCGTGCTGCTCCACCTCGCCGGCGTCGGTGCGGGCACGCCGCGGCTGCGCGAGATTCGCGGCCACTGCGTCGATGATGTCGTCGTTTGGCGTCGGCACCGGTACCGCTCCTGGCTCGTGGGGGCGCGATGCCCCACTACCATGAGTGTACCAGCGTCCATGCACACCTTCGGGGGGTGGCGAGTCAGAGGAACTCGACCAGGGCATCCTCGTCGTCGAGTCCGTCGTAGAAATCCTGCCAGACCTCATCGACTCGCATGGCGGCGGCCTCCGGTGTCTGTCTTCACCGTAGCACCGCCGCCGCAGTGCCCGACCGGGCATCACCGACCGCTCACGCGGGTGTGGTAGGGGGCTGCCGCTGGTTCCACAGGACGGTCACGTAGGTGCCGATCCACGCCCCGGACGCGAGCGGGATGAGGTACATGGGATTCTTGGAGTAGGTGATGACGCCGAATGCCATGAGCGAGTAGAGCACCGACGAGATCGAGGCCGCCATGAGCGGGCGGCGCTTCTCGACCGCGATGATGTATGCCGCGTAGAGGATGTCCACCGCGACGTAGGTGGCGAAGATCACGGCGGCAGTGATGGGGGAGAAGTCGTTGAGCATCGCGTGGCTTGCTGGTTTCAGTTGCGGCTTTGCCTGCCATGTTTCCCGTAGCGTAAAAACTTTTACCTTGCGCTCGTCCGATTGGATAACACCGCCCAGGGCAGATTATCCTGAAGTCACTGGGGGCTAATTAGATGGTTCTGTGTATCAGATCGTCGAATCCGCCTTACACCACACTTGCGGAAGACCCGGCCGCCCCGTGTTCGGCTGCGTCTCGTACCACACCGGCTGCGGCGTGTCGATGATTCAATCCCGTTGGACGTAGACCGGAACCGAAATGACGGCCGGCCCGCTGCCAAACAACTCCGCAAGTTGAGCGTGCAAAGCCCTCGCCTCGTCCAGCGTCATCTCCCGCCGCTCGCCGCCGGGAAACACAACGACGATGCTTTCGACCTTGACCTTCTCTGACATTGCTCATTCTCCTGTTGATGAAAAACACAGAACCAAGCGATGCAGCGGGCCCGCGATGCCGTCTGCCGGTTGTAGTTTCGTCAGCGGTCGCGGGCCGCTGATCGCAAGCGTTATGCCACAGTTGGCCCGGCTATCGTAATTCCAGTTACGGCCGAGTCGATTACTGCCCGCATCGCCTTTGCCAGCATCCAGCAGTGCCACCCGGCCCCTTCCTTCGTCTCACAATCCGCCACCTTGAAATGCTGCGGCCCGATGGTCAGCCACGCGGAATGAGCGTCGGGCCAATCTTCGTCGATGGCCTTCGTTACCCGTGTGTACCTCTCGGCCAAAGCCCAGTCCCGGGCAGGCGCTGCTGTCGGAAGTTCAGGCATCATCCAGTTCATGGCATAACCACGCGATGCAGCGGACATCTCATCTCCTTCGTTCGTCATCATTGCTCCTGTGTTCGATGCCGCTGATCGCAAGCGTTATGCCTTGTTTTGCTCGGCCTTTGCGATTTCCGCATCGGCCCATTCCCGCACCTGACGCTGCCATTGCCTGTCGGGCTGGCGAGTCAGCCAGTCTCGGATTTTTCTTGCCACTGCGAGGCCGTCCGCAAGCCCTCGCCGGTGCGACTCTCGCAGCAAGTCGTCCAGCGCGGCCTCAAATCGTTGGTGTGGTCTGGCATAACCAGCGGATGCAAGAGACGGCTCGCCAGTGTCTTGCGTTGGCTTCATGCGTCCCTCCCTGCGGCGTGTAATGTCATGTTCCGTCTCGAAAAAACTGCCCGATCGTATTGGCGATTCGACCGTTTTGGTCCTTTTGCCGATACGATCGGGGCTTGCATGACCGCAGCCTACGCCCCCGATCACCGCCCGCCCTCCACCCAGGCCGCGGCCGCCTGCAACCACTCCGCGAGCTTGCGGATCTTCTTGCCGTCACCCTCGTCGAACACGACGCACGGCACACGAACCGTTCGACCGCATTCGCACTGGCCTCTGCCTTCCATGTCGCACTCCCATTGATCGCACTCAGCGTGCTCTGGCTTGCCGAGCTGCGGGTGTGCCTCGGCATCCGCGTTGCGAGTCAGGTCGAGCGGTCGCGGCTTACGGCTGGTCGCCATGGTCGTGCTCCTGGGTTCTACGCAGGGTGCCATATCCGCGAGCGTGGTCAATGCCGAACTATCGCCCCATCTTGGCCAGGAGCTTGGCCCGAGCGGCGGCCATTTCCTCGCGAGTCAGGGCGTTGCGTTGCACGGGCCCGGCCACATCGGCCCCCACGGCCGACACGCCCGTGTAGCTCGCCGCCACCGCGGCCCCGATCACGCAGTCCCAGAGGTGGTTATCGCGGCCCGGGATCAGCCGCCACTCGTCAACGATCCGCTGCCGGCTCTCGACCCTCACCGGCACCTCGCTCGACAGTTGCTCCGCCAGCATATCGTGCTCGCCGGCGTGAACCGTGAGCCCCTGCGGATCGCCCAACGGGAGCTTGAAGCGTGCCGCCACGAACGTCTTCCAGGCGTTCGTGTCGTACAAAATGTGCCGCTGCCTCTGGATCGTGGACGTTCTCCAGTTGCTCCCGATCCGCTCGCCGCGGTCTGGTGCCTTGTCGCTGATCGTCTGCCCACTGGCTCCGACGAACCGCCCGTGCGTCGGCAGCACACGCGGCCCGTACTTCGACCGCCTGGCGAAGTCACGCACCACGCCCTGCGACTGTGCCCAGTTGGCGTCGATGCACAGTTGGCCCAGCCGCAGGATGGCGTCGTCGGTCTCGCGGACGAACTCCCGCTCGAGCAGCTCGCCGGTCAGGGACTCCAGGCCGGCGAGGATCGCCGCCTCGACGTTGGCCCCGTGAGCCCGCGACAGCGTCCGCTTCGCGTCGCGAAGAGTGAAGTAGGCGCGGCCTTGATCTGGGTACGTGCCGTAGGACACCACGTGGCCGCGGAACTGGTGGCCCCACGCCACGACGGCCCAGTAGAGGAGCTCCTTCTGCACGTCCACGAACGCAGTGAGCGTGTCGAGGCCGCGGGGCACGGTCCATCGTGGGACGTTGATGGCTCGCGACCGCACATCATCTGCAGAGAGTCCGGCCGACGCGGCCTCGTTCTTGAGAGGCTGCTGCTGGAACTCGGACGCGAAAACGTCCTCCCCGTCATCGATCAGGGCGTTGTAGGCGTGCTGAATCGCGGAGTGCTCGGAATCGGCATCGAAGCACGAATCCCACGACACGACGCATCCCTCGTCCATGTCGGCCCGGTTGGCCAGGTAGAACTCGTTGGCGGCGGCCTTGGCTCGGTCCTGGTCGCCGATGATGTCTTGCGAGAACGTCCGCCGGATCGAGGCGTAGCGGTCCATCCACAAGTCTTCGTGCCGCCTCGCCCACGACCGAACCATCGGGATCCGCTCGGCTTGCCAGCCGGGAGCGCTCAGCAGCTGGTCGACCATGTCATCGACGGCAATCACGGTGGCGTTGACGACGCAGGCCATCGTCGTGCGGTGGCCAGCAAGCTTGAGCACCGACTTTTTCAGAATGTCGATCCGCGTCTTGCATTGCACGGGCGACTTTGCCGATTCACGTGTCTGCGGATCGTCAACGAGCGTGAAGTCGGGACGGAGCTGCCGGCCGTCCGGTGCCTTGTGCCTCAACCCAAGGATCGACGCGGTGAGGCCCTTCGACACGATGATCGAGCCGCTCGACCGGCTGCCCGCAATCGACGGCAGCACGATCGTGTCCTGCCGCCACTGAATGTGCGTCCGGTGGCCGCCATAGGTCTGCGAGTTGCACCGCTGCGGCTTGCCTTCCAGCGCCCGCACGGCGTGGCACACCTCCGGGAAGTCGGCGTAGAGCAGGTCGTTGTCGGAGAGCTCCGTCTTGATGCTCGTGATCGCCTTGTCGGCCAGGCCGGCCTCCGCCGCGAAGATCGCGACGAACTTCCGATGACCGTAGAGCGTTGCCCATAGCAGGGCGTTTTCGCTGATCGTGGACTTTGCGAATCCACGGTAGACGGCGTTGCAAAACCGCCCCCCGCCGATGAGGCAGCCCTGGGTGCGGGCGATGACGCGGTGGTGGTCGTCGGAGAACGGCGTCATTCCGGTCGAGAACGGGAAGTAGACCCGCAGGAACAGCTCGAGGTCGCGTTCGCAGGCGGCGCGGCGGGCAGGATCGACGATCCTAGGGATCTCGCCAATGTCGCTGCCTGCCCGCGTGCGGGCCCGGGACCGCTCCAGGTCGGCGACACGTTTCGCGTCGGAACTGGCCGCAGCGGTCACGGCAGGGGCTTTGGTGGCGTGCTGGCTGGCCATG